TTGATATTAAACGAGGCTTGGCAAGACCTTCCACGGATTTGTAATCAGGGGGTCAGGGGTTCGAATCCTCTAGCCGGCACCATTTAATATCAAGCACTTAGCGGTGTTTTTAGAACCCCTCGATCTTAGGATCGGGGGGTTTTTCGCATTCAACTGCCAAAAATTTTTCCCCGACAATAATCAGAAGGTCATTTGGTTATCTTTTGGCCTTGTAACGTAACAATATGTTACTATATGTAATGACGAGGGGTGACCCGCTGATGGGGCATCCGCAGATCAGGAGAGAGACATGATTACCAAAGCAGATTACTGGGCGCTCAACAAAGAACTGATCGCGATTGAGAAAGCCATTGGCGTGAATCTGGAAAACGTGAGCGTCGATTACGAGAACATAGACGCCACCTAGAAATGCGGCGGTGAGACATTGCCGACCGATCCAGACTTTTGGGATCGCATGTACGAAGCGGCTTGCATGGCCGCTGGTCAGCGCGCCGAGGACGCTGGGCTGGACATCAACGAACTCACTGGCCGCGATATTTATTAAGCAACCCGCCGGGGCTTCGGCCCCGGCATTAAGGAGAGAGACATGACCTACGACATCATCGACTCCCGCCCCACCCGCCGCGACACGGCGGTCATCGCCCTGCGCCGCGACCATCAATCGCCGCGCTGGCCGTTTGCAACGTCCTACCTGCGCGACGACGGCCATGAGTTATGGACGTCTTTGCACGACAACTTCGACCAAGCAGTTGACCATTACCGCGAGCGGTGCCGTCAGCACCGCTGCCGCTAGGAGAGAGAGCATGAGGAAGAAAAACGACAACATCACCAAGAAGGACGGCGACTACGTCCTTGACCTGCGCCAGATCGGCGGTGGCCGCGAGATTTTTGACACGCTGGAACAGGCGCAAGATGTCCGCGACCAAGCCTTCGCCGACGACCAGAACGAGGAATATATTGCGCGCACGACTAACCCGATCACGCAAGAAGTGGCGGCAGGGTTCATCAATTACGTCCGCGCGAAAAAGGATGCCAACGAAGAGAAGACACAAACGCATCGGCGGAACATACAATTCATCTTCAATAACACGCCCGGCTTGCGCAAGCGCAAGATAATGGACGTCACCACGGCGTACATTGAAGCCGAAATAATCCCCGTTATTTTTCGGCAAGCGCACAGCACCGGCCTCAATCGTTTTGACACGCTTCGCCAGTTGCTCAAGTTCGCGGTCAAAAACAATTTCACGCGCGCGAACCCATGCCCAAATGTGGATTTGCCTAAAAAGGAAATCAAATTTGAGGGCGCGCCACGCATCAGCAACGCCGACATTCAAAGCATTATCGACAACGCGGGCGAGTACGCTTTGCGGATCAAGTTCGCCGCCTACACCGGCGCGAGGGTCGGTGAGGAAATCGCGACGGGCTGGGATAATTTGGATTTGGACGGGAGCGCGTATCATGTCAGAAACTCTGCCCGCCACGGACAAAGCTGCTCAGTCAAAACAAAGGCTGGCATCCGCACGATCCTGCTACCGGATCACCTGGTTGCGGATCTGCGCGAGTGGAAGATCGCGCAGCCGCTCAAGCAGAGGCACAAGGGGCTGGTTTTCCCCTCTTCCGAAGGCAATTTGGCTGGCGCTGGCAACTGGCGGAAGCGCGGCCTTCATCCAGCTTGTGACCGCGCTGGGATACCGCGCATTCGGTGGCATGACTTGCGTCACTATTACGCGTCTGTTTTACTTTTCGAAACAAACCTGACCGACGCGCAGATCACGCAGTTCCTCGGACACACGTCGATTGATTTTACGCGGAAGCAATACGCACATTGGCGGTCTGATCCCCGGCGCGACGAGGCGCTGGCGAAGATGATGTCCAAAGCGTTTAGTTAAGGGAGAGAGAGCATGGCAAGAAAAATACCGCAGACCCAAGAACGCGTGCCGTGGGGCAAAGGCCATGTGCCATTGATGCAGCACTCAGATTTCGCCGAGTACCGCGAGTTCATGGCGGCGTATTTTGAAGCTAGGCTATGGTGGCTGGAAGAGGCACAGCGCCCAGGCGCCGATCCGTGCTGCAAATTTTGGTTTCAAGGCCGCGCGCATAGCACGATATTTTACTCGCTGATGGAAGCGTGGATGAGGGGATACTGGCTAACACGCGTCGAACTGCGGGAGAATTGCCGGTCAGTCGCAGACTCCGCATTTGCGCGCACACTCTCAGCCGCCGAGTGCGCCGGCTACATTTCTCGCGATGCGGAGAACGACGACAATCGGCAAAAATTGATCAGGCCGACGCGGGAATCAATCGTGATGATCGAGGCATACACGACCCGCTATTTCAAGGTCATCGTCGATAACTCCCATAAAATGAACAGCTTCACACAAGGCTTGCGTCATCGCGTCGATCAGATTGAGGGACTCGACGATGAGCGAAAAAACCAACTTGGGTGGTCTATTTTCGACAACACATGGACTCCGCCTGATGAGACATAATAAAAATATATAGCAGCGAAAATCAAAGTGTTTGTCAATTTGCTTGGCAAAATGCTTGTCAAAATGCGTGGCAAATTGACAATTTTTTTCTCCCTTTTCTTCTGGTTTTATTATCAGCAGGAGAGGGAGATTTTTTATGATTGCAATAAAAGTTCACGACGAAGGCAAGGTCTGGGACGTCACGATCGAAGACGACCACCACGGAGAACTTGCAGAAGGGGGCCTTCTCGCATTTGAGTTCCCCACAAAAAACGACGCGATGGCTTTCGCCGATCGCGCCGCTGATCTTTTTAGCTCGGTTGAACCAGTGGAGATCACCAAGCCTTTAACCTTATCGCCGGCTGCTCGCAGCGATAGCGTGAGCGAGCAGCTTTCGCTGGGTCGCTAAACTCAGCTTACCGCCCTCGCGCACCGCGCGGGGGTCATCCTCGAACTGCCCACCGAAATCAATTTGTTTGACCTTCAGCCGCTCCGATTTTTCAGCCGGGGCGGCTATCATTTTTGAATGGCGGAAGCGCCAATCGTCGTTCAAATCATTTGCCATCGCGCGTCTCCTCAATGAGTTTGTCCAGAAACCATCTCGCCTTGCGCAAGTCCTCTGCGCCGTTTTTCTCTTTCCACCGCCACAGGTATTGCAGCGCACTGGCCGTCATGTGCGCCTCAACGCCTTTAAGATTTGAGATGGCAGCGGTGACGGCGTCGATGCACTCAACGCCGCCCTTGTTGTAGTAGGAAGGGCGATTGACCGCGTCATAGGCTTCATCGCTGATGCATTCGCACTGAATGATCATGCCATTGGACGTGCGGCGGAAATGATCGCCGCCACACTTTTCGCACTCACTCATCGCGATCACCGGCAAGGCGGCGGATTTCGGACGTCGGCACCCAGCGGTCGCCAACCATTTTGATCTCGCCGGCAGCGGCCAGGTCTTCAAGCTGGCGATAGCGGTAGCTGCTGGCCGCACCAAATAGGCGCAGACACGCGTCTTTCTTGCTCAGAAGGACCGCGCTCACAGGAAGCACCGATCGATCGAAGCGCAGGTCATTATCAATGTGAGATAGACGGTTGCCAGCAGGGCTGACAGGACGACAAGCTCTGTAAAAAATCGAAGCATTTTCCCTCTCCAAAAAAACGAAAGGGAACCGTAATCTAGATGATTACGTTTTGTCTACAAAAAATTACACTATTGTCGTTCCGCACACTGTGTGGACAGAAACAAGCTGATCACGGGGAATCGTAATCGTTTTTTCTGGGTTGTACTGCCGTAACGTGATGACAGTGTCATCGGCGGACACATACTCTTTCACGATCGCCGTGCGGCCCGTGTCGTCCTCAAGCTGGACGACCACGTCGTCGCCACGGCGGGCTGGCTTGCCGGGGCGGCAGTACACTATCTCGCCCTCGCGGAAGCGCGGCTCCATGCTGCTGCCGATCACGAACACGGCGTAGCCGCTGGCGCTGCTCATCATTGCTGGGTGCCGGTCAATGTACTCCACCGGACTGCTGACGTCGGTGACGTCGGCGCCGATACCAGCTGCCGCGTTGCCATATAAAGGTATCTGATTGTCGCCGGCCTCGCGCGGCGGTGGCCCGCCGTTCATGTCAAAGCCCATGACCTCGTTGGCCGTGCAGCCAAGCGCCTCGGCGATCTTCTCCGCCAGGGCGGGGCGCGGCTCGCGTTCGCCGCGCGTGTACACGCGCAGGGTTGCCGCCTTCATATCGATTCGTTTTGCAAGCTCTGGGATTTTTATCCCGGCCCGCGCGGCCAGTTCGGCTATGCGATTGCTGGACATTTGTGTCACCCGTTATTTTTTTCAAAAACATATTGTCAGAATAAATTACTTGATGATACCTATTTCTCAGACATTACGAAACGCTACTTTTTAGGTTGATAATGCAACTCCGCGATTGGCTGCTCGAAAACGACCTGACCTACACCGCCGCCGCCAAGCTGTTCGAGTGCAGCCGGCCCGCAGTCTACTACTACGCGATCGGGCGGATGCGCCCTGGCGCAAGGATAACCGCCAACATCATGCGCCAGACCGGCGGCAAGGTCACGGCCGACGACCACCAGTTTGCTTATATGAGCGCGCAGCGATGAGCGCGCGGAACAAGGCGCGCGGTTACGAGTTAGAGCGCGAGGTTGTGGTTGCGGCCGAAGCGGCAGGGCTGGAAGCGAAACGCATCTTCGGTTCAGGCGCATTCAAACAGCAGTTAGGCGAAGAGTTTGCCGGCGACGTGGTCGTGGAAGGACTGCGCATCGAATGCAAGCGCCGCAAGAACGGCTTCAAAATAATTATGGACGCCTTTGATCAGGACGACGCCGACATCGTGGTCGTGCGCGCTGATCGTTCGCCGCGCCTGTGGGTGCTGCGCGAGGCCGTCGTTTTGGAATTGTTGAAGAGAGAGAAAGGAAAATCTGATGACTCTTAACATAACGAAAGGTGCGGCAATGGCGCCGCCCCGCATCTTAATCTACGGCCCACCGGGCGTAGGCAAGACGACGTTCGCAGCCGGTAGCGGCAAGCACGCGATTTTTGTGCCGACTGAGGAAGGCGCTGACGTTGTTGGCGTTGACCGCTTCGATCTTTGCGAAAGCACAGGCGCGGTGATGGCGGCGCTGGATCAACTGATCAAGGAAAAGCACGAATACAAGGTCGTCGCAATTGACAGCCTTGATTGGTTCGAGGCGCTGACCTGGGCGACGGTCTGCGAAGAGAACAAGCTCAATTCAATTGAGGACATGGGCTACGGCAAGGGCTACGTCGCCGCCTTGTCCCAGCACCGCGCACTGCTTGGCAAGCTGACGCAGTTGCGGCGCGAAAAGGGCATGGCGTGCGTCCTGCTGGCGCATAGCCAGGTCAAGCGGTTTGAAGATCCGACGACCGAAGCCTTCGATCGATTTGAGATCAAGCTGCACAAGCGCGCATCAGATTTGTACACGGAGTTCTGCGACGTCGTCGGCTTTGCCAACCACAAGATGACGACGCGCGAGACGACCACGTCGTTCGGCCAGAAGAAGGTGAAGGCCGTGGGCAGTGGCGAGCGCGTCCTGCGCTGCGCATCGCGGCCCAACTTCGTCGCCAAGACCCGATACCAAATCCCTGAAGAACTGCCGCTCGAATGGGCGGCGTTGATGAACGCAATCACACAGAAGGATGAGAAGAATGGTTGAACTAAATTTTGAGGTTGAGGCGGTCGAGCCGTCTTCGTTTGGTCCGCTGCCGGCGGGTGAGTACGACGGCGAGATCGTCGGCTGCGACATCAAGGAGACGCGCAGCGGCACGAACATGCTGTCGCTGGAAATCCAGACTGACAAAGGCAAGGTCTGGGACAATCTGAACCTGTGGCACACCAACCCGAAGGCGGTGGAGATTGCCAAGGAACGGTTGAGCGCGATCGGTACTGCGCTAGGCATGACCAAGATCGATGACACTGATCAGCTGCTGGCGCGCCGGGTGCGTGTCAGGGTCGGCATTCAAGAGCGCAACCCAAATTACAACGAAGTTCTCGGTTATTTGGCGACGTCTGTTCCCTCGTCGCCCGCTGCGGCTGTCTCCCCCGCAGCACCCGCGCCAGCCCCAGCCCCGGCGTCCGCGCCTTGGGCAAGCTGAAGCGGTTCAACTGGCGGGCGCTTCGGCGCCCGCCCTTTTTTCTTGGGAGAGA